CTAATGCTTTCTCAAATTCATCTTGTGTCTTCTTATCTTGCTCCTTCTTTCTTTCAATCTCTTCCTCCAATTTCTTCCTACGCTCCTCTATTGCCTCTTGTACCCTTAACTCCACTTGCTCACTAATCTTTTTCTCAATTTGAGGTGAGACTAGTTCATTTAGTGTTTGGCGTTTTCTTCTTAACATAAGTGCGGCTTCTGCTGCCATATTTTTAAGACGGGCTTCTGAACTTTGAAATACTGCGGTATGTTCTAACGCACCACATACATCAGGTCTCTTCAAATCCTTAATACTACCAAACTTAGCTTCAAATCTATGTATAATATCTTTTGGAATTGGTGGGGATTGTTCAATTAATCTATCCAGTTCAGCACGACAAATCTTTAAAAAATCTAATGAGTCCATTCTGTCATTTGGATTTAATGATAATTCAACCGCTAATAAACGTTGAAACTTACCCCAAGTTATACCCGCTACACGATGTGATTCTTCCAATTGCGCATACCGTAAATAGTTTCCTATGGTTGTTAGCATTCCAGCAAAAATAGATATACCACCAATCGCAAAACTCGCATACTTTTTCCCATTCTCATCATCCTCAAATAATGACTGAGCCGCAAAGTTAGCAGTTCCACCCAATGTTGAAAGTATAATAACTGGAATATTCACCATTAGATTTTTAAGATGAAAAACTTTTTCAGATTGGTCGTGTAACCACCTATAACACGACGCAATATCACTCCAATCTGCCATAAGTCTTTCCTGCTCTTTTGTCCAACCATTTTGAAACTTTTTTGGTTTATCATCAACTGATACTGACCTATTTGATGGTGACGGTGAACGTGATACTGTTCCCCTACTTTGATTACCACTACCATTTATAACCGTTACTCCCTCTTCCTCCATTTGCCTCTATTAGCTAGATTTTTTTTTATTTGTTTTTTCCGCACCCCACTTCTTTTTTGACTCTAATCCAGTCTTATACAGCGTTTCTACTTCTTTTTCTGTCAGATTCGCACCATCTACACCCTTTGGAAGAGAGACAAATTGTGGCTTCTTTAATGATGTCTTCATAATGTATGGCCCATATTGACCTGTGCGGATTACATATTCCTTGAACTGTTTAATTACACCCGCACCACCATTCTGCTTAGTTTCAAATCTCTCAATTGTCTTTTCTAGCTCTTCATCTGCTTGAAATGGAATAGATACTTCACCACACTGAAGATAATCACCAAACTTACCAGATTTCTTTACAATCTTCTGACCATTCCATTCACCAACTTCATCTCCACGCTTCTTTTTAGCTTCTTCATCCTTAAACTTTAGAGCACGCTCCTCTGTCATATCCTCAAAAGATACTCCACTTGGCCAGCCAATAAACTGTGTATCTTCCTTTTTAACACCTTCAATCAATAGCAGTGGTCCCTTCTTTGATTGAACCGCTTTTAGACCATTTGAGAACTCTTTAACACGCGCATTCGGTTCACCATCTTTTTGCTTAATCTGCTGCTTTGAACTCAAATCATTATAACGGTCTTTATATGAAGCCCACATATCCCTTAGAACCTCCTTCCAAGCTTCATTCCCTTCAGCAATTTTGTCTAAACGCTTCTCCATTTGTGATGTAAACCCATAATCAAAGAGGTCATTGAAATGCTTTAGCATAAATACGAGTACAGAGCGGCCCAAATCAGTTGGCACCAACTTATTCTTTTCAGCACCTACCTTCTTCTTTAGCTCCTTTCCATCAGCTGGCCACTGATTTGGCTTCATAGAATACTCCTTTACAGTTACTTCCTTCGCAGGAATATTCTTAGTTTCCACATAATTCTTATCCTGAATCGTCGCAATCAATGACGCAAACGTAGAAGGACGCCCAATCCCAAACTTCTCAAGCTCTCTCACTAGCGTCGCCTCTGTATAACGACCTTGAGCCTTTGTCTCCTTTGGTTCTGCTTTCATATCCGTCCATTTCACTTTATCTCCCACTTTCATCTTCGAGGCTTTATCCCACGCATCTTCCTTTGTATCTTCACTTGCGTCAGAGTCATCATCTATTTGTGCGACTTTTCCTGCGCGTTTCCAGCCCTCAAATGTAGTACGTTTCCATTGAGATGACCACGTAAAGTCTTCATCTCCATCAATCTGCGATTTAATCTTACAAGTCTCTCCACGTGCTGGAGCCATCACAGATTGAATTGTTCTTTGCCAAATAAGGTTGTATACTTTTTTATCATAAGGTGTCCAATCACCTTCAGGAAGAGCAGTAACCTCCATATGAGTTGGACGAATGGCTTCGTGAGCCTCTTGAGCTTTCACTTCACCTTCTTCCTCCTTCTTTTCAGTTGCTCCAGCCACCTTTGGCTTCTTCTTTGTCTTCTTTTCTTCTTTTACTTCTTCTTTTGCCTTTGCTTCGCCTACATACTCCTCACCATAGGTCTCTTCAACCCATTTTTTAGCTTCAGCAGTAGCCTCTTCAGATAAAACTGCTTTATCTGTACGCATATATGTAATATGACCAGCCTCATACAAACGCTGCGCAATCTTCATACAATTCTTAGGATTAATGCTGAAGAGTGCGCTTGCTTGCTGTTGTAGTGTACTTGTAATAAGTGGCTCTGGTGCCTTTTCAGACCAGGGACGAATATCTTTGGAAAGAATGGAGCCTTCAGATGTTTCGTGAACAATTTCCATATAATTCAACGCCGACTCCTCATCCTCTAACTCATCATCCATCCTTGCTGAGAACTTAAAACCATCTGCGGTCTTCCAATTCGCACTTAGTTGCCAACTTGATGATGCTTTGAAATTAATAATCTGGTCTTCACGCTCTACTACCAACCTTAGCGCTGGAGTTTGACAACGGCCAGCTGAGAGTGAGGGGGCTACATAACGCCATAGAAGAGGACTCATTGTAAACCCAATCATCATATCTAAAATCGCACGTGATTGTTGAGCATTTACACGGTTCATATCCAACTTTCGAGGATTCTCTACCGCTGCTGTCACGGCCTTCTTTGTAATTTCGTGAAATACAGCACGAGGTGTTGTTTTTGGATTTAACTTAAGTAAGATACATACCGCATAGGAAATGGCTTCTCCCTCTCGGTCATCATCCGAAGCTAGATATACGGTTTTGGCATCCGCCGCAGCATCTTTTAGTTGTTTAATTGCTTTTGCTTTATCTTTTAGGAATTGATATTTTGGTTCAAAGTCCCTATCAAGGCCAATTGCGTCTAGATTCTCCTCTAAAGCACGAATATGACCCATTGACGCAATCACACGCCATCCTGGACCCAGAAAACCTTGGATTTTCTGGCATTTTGCTGGTGATTCTACTATAACTAGATTTGTCATTCTTGGATTCAATATTAATTTACAATTTATCTTTATCAAATTTTTCAACAAAAAATCTATGTAATAGTATACTAAATGATGAAAGGAACCACTGAAGTAACACTAGAAACTATCTTAATTTCTGTATTAAATGTCGCTGCTGTATATGTCGCTGCGTTTACTTACAAACTCAACTGGGTTGGAGTTATGACTGTTATGATTGTTGCCTCTCTCATTACGGCAGGCGTGACACACTTTATTCTTTCTAAGATGATTGCTGTAAAACAGCGTACTGAAGCTGTCATCAGTGAAGGTCTCGGTGTAATCGGTGTAGCACTACTCTCATCACTCGCTGTCCTCATCATCTTAACACAACGCTTTAATTTACCACAAGCACTAGGTATTTCTCTCCTTTCTGGTGTCCTATCAAGTCTTGTTCGCCATATGATGGCTTAAACCAAGTCAAGAAAATGAAGCGATAAGAATATAAACTAATCTTACATTCGTCTCTATAATATAGAATGGCTGCTATTAATCAATCTAGCGGACAAGGTGCTCTCTTTGAACTCGTTGCCCGTGGTAATAAAGATACTTATTTTCTCAAAGACTCCAAAGAAAGTTCTTTCCCATATGATGCCAGTTATAACTCATCCGCGCATCATTTAGCTGAACGTAGAACCTTTGTTCCTCTTAATGCTGTCACCTGGGGAAATTCATTTGAAGTTGAAATTGACCCATATGGTGATGTTATGACTGAATGTGAATTTGAAATTGAATTACCTTCTTGGTTACCTGACCTACCAATCAATCCCTCTCAACTTACAACTTTATATCCACCATCCGTGGCCAATGGACTTTATCCCATTACACGTGATGGATTATCATATGGTTATGTAAACTATGTCGCATATTTTCTCTTTGAAAAAATACAATTCTATCAAGACCAATTCCTAATTCAAGAGTGGAGCGGTGATGGTCTCTTAGCTAAACAGCTAAGTGAAGGCTCATATACAAGTAGCTTTCTACAACAACAACTTGGTGGTCTAGAGAATCCAATTGACCCTACAACAAATCAACCAACAGTTAGAGGTATTCAGTTAAGAGCTACTCCTCAACAATTAAAAATAAAAATTCCACTTCCAGGTTGTCAATGTCCAGGAGATGGAGGATTTCCACTTGTAGCAATGGCTTGGCAGAAATTTCGTATTAAAGCAACACTCAGAAAATTAGAGGATTTAGTTGTATGTAGTAATCAAGCAATTAATAAATATTTAAATCCTTCTGTATTTTATCCTTGGAGTCAAGACCAAGACTATCAAATGGTTTTTGATGATGCTTCTGTTTATTCATTTAAAGCTACACCCCTATTGGATATTCCTAATCCAACAATTCTCTTAGCCACCATTCAACATTATGTTCCTTCAAGAGTACAAGAAGAATTACGTTCATCAGCTATTCAGATTCCCTTTAGACGTCAATATGAAAATAATTTTACATTTGGTGAATTAGATTTTATTCCATTGGACAAAGGAGGTACTGCTGCTGTAACACGTCGTCTAGATGGTCGTCATCCTACTGAAAAGATTTTTTGGTTCTTTCGTAATCAAAGAGCTCTTGATAGAAATCAATTAGATAATTTTGGAAATGACTACTTTAATGGTAATAATGTTACAAGTGTACCATCCTTAATAGGTAATCCTCCAACTGCTACTAATCCTTATACGATTTTTCCTCCAAAACCACAGCCACTTTGTGGTGAATTCTATTATAATATTAAACTCATTATTGCTGGACGTGACCGTGAAAACTTACACGAACCTTTCTTGTGGGAAGACATTTGTCAACTCGTCAAAGATGAAAAAGCTAGTGGATTAGGTATTGGTGAAATGAAGTG